TAAAGCATGGGATGAAATCTATCGTGCTAATATGGATAAGAAAGCCGGCGTAAAACCAGGCCGACCAAATCCATTTGGTCTACCAGATTTGCTCAAACCAGGTGGATGGCAAGGCCCCAATCATGAGGATAACCATGGCGATCTCTCTTACGCTCTTTAAATCTTTATACGATAATAAAACTAATAAACGTATGGACTTTGAGAATTGGCAACAGTTCTCAAAGCTTCTCTTTACTTTATCTGAACAACCATTAAAGGATAAGAAAGATGCTCAACTTATTTCACCGGCTGTTTATCAAACTGGAACCACTCGCGCAAACAAAAATGTATTGGCTTGGGCAGGTTGGGCTGCTATTGATGTTGATGATCATGAATTTAAAGGAAACCTAAAAGATGAACTCTATGACCGTTTTGGTCATTGGACTTATGTTTGTTATAGCACTGCTAGCAGTACGGATGATTTCCCTAAGTTTCGATTGGTATTTCCACTTGCTAGTCACGTTGAACAAGATAAGATTAAACACTTTTGGTATGCGCTCAATACCCACATCGGTTCGATGGGAGATAAACAAACTAAAGATTTATCTCGTATGTATTACATTCCTGCAACCTATAGTGGTGCTAACAATTTCATTTTTTCTAATGATGGCGGCGAATTCGTTGACCCAATCGCTCTCATGGCAAAATATGAATTTACACAAAAATCAAGTAAAAACTTTATCGATAGATTACCTGAAGCCTTACAAAAGCAAGTTCTTGAACATCGTAAATCAAAATTAGATAATACTAATATTGTATGGACAAGTTATCGTGATTGTCCGTTTTGGCCACAAAAATTAGCTAGTGAATATCAGGTTATATCTAATACTGGTTGGTATCACAAAATGTATCAAATCATGGTTGCTATCGCAGCTAGAGCAGTTGAACGGCAGTATCCTATTAATTCAAATGAGATAACTAATTTGTGTCGCGAGTTTGATATGGAAACCGGTAATTGGTATGAAAATCGACCAATGGATGTAGAAGCAGATCGTGCTTTAGAATATGTTTATAAAAATGTCTAAAATCGTTTTAGTTACTGGAGGATTTGATCCTATTCATTCAGGCCATATACATTATTTAAATGATGCAAAAAAATTAGGATATAAACTAATAGTTGGTTTAAATTCTGACGAATGGTTAATTCGAAAAAAAGGAAAAAACTTTCTTTCGATTGAAGAACGTAAGATTATTGTTGAGAATTTAAAACCAGTTGATTATGTTATAAGCTTTAACGATGAAGACGGATCGGCGTGTGATGCTATAGAAAAAATATTATCTGATACTTTGGATACTGTAGTATTTGCTAACGGCGGTGATCGAAATAATCAAAATACACCAGAGTATAGAAAATATAAAAAACATCCTAATGTTGAATTTGTATTTGGAGTTGGTGGAAATAAAATAAACTCTTCAAGTAAAATTTTAGCAGATTGGCAAAATAAACGTGTACATATGAAAAGGAATGTGGTATAGTAGTCCTAAAAGGAGGACAATATATGTCAGATGTATTAGATAAATTAAAACAAAAACATACGGTTAAAACAAAACCAACCCCGCCCGATTTGTTAGAAACATACGTATATTTAGCCGAAAGGCAGCTTGAAGAATGTAAAGCTGCAACTAAAGTAAATCCAGAAATAATTAAAACTATGGCTGGAAATGAAGGCGAAAGAATAATTGCTAATTTAGTAAATGGTAAAGTTGTATCTCGTGAATTTGATGTCCTTTCTATTGATGGAGCTAAACTTTCTAATGGCATTATTATAAGAGAAGGCGATAGAATAGAAGTAAAAACCGCTATTTACCAAACTAATGGAAGTATTACCGCATATAGTCTTGATAGTAAACAGAATGAATGCGATTTTGTTGCATTGGTAGATATGACTAGTGGATATACTAATACTAGAATATCAATTATTCCATCAGATATATTTTTCGATGAAGGTGAATTTAATCAACATAAAAATAAACTAAAAGAAAGATTTTCTTGGAGTGGAAGCTATAATAAAAGTGATAATAAAAGATTTGTTAATACTCAGTTATTTGAATGTTATGAGGTGAAAAATGAAAGAATCAATTAAAGTCTTGCAGGAGTGTGCAGAATTACAAACTAAAAAAGGTAATGATTACCAAAATCCTAATTCTCGTATTAAGCAAGCAGATTATTATCCACAAGGTGTTGCAACGCTTCTTGATATCGTCAATGCTAAAATGTTACGTATGCGATCAGTTGTTGAAGCAATGCAAAATGATCCAGAATATAATCCTAACTTTGAATCTGTTGAAGACTCAGCTAAAGATATGATAAACTATTGTTCGTTTATTATCGAATATTGTCGTGGTCAAATGCAAGGTCAAGATCCTAATCGCGACTTTTTAAATAGAGAAAAGCACAATGACCAAGGATGAAGAGATAGAAATCTTAAAAGAAAATGTTAGGCAACTTCAACAACAGTTGACAGCGGCCTATATTCGTATTAAAGAATTAACTCCAAAAGAAAGAGAAACAAAACCAATTGATCGGAACTACAAATGGTCAGAATAATTGCTGGTCCCTGTCAGCATGAATCACTTGAACAATCTTTAGAAATTGCAAGAGAATGTAGACGCGTATGCGATCTATATGATTTTGAATATTATTTTAAAGCCAGTTTTGATAAAGCAAATAGAACTAATATCTCAGGAGAACGTGGCATTGGCATTGATGATACTCTACCAGATTTTCAAGTAATGTCTCGTGCTGGATTTAAATTACTTACAGATGTTCATACGATAGGACAAATAAGTAGATGTAAAGGCGTAGTTGATGTTTTACAAATACCAGCATTCTTATGTAGACAGACTGATTTAATTGTAGAAGCTTGTAAATCAAATTGTATTGTTAATATTAAAAAAGGACAATTCCTTGCACCTTGGGATGTTGCTGGTGTATTATCAAAAACAGAAGGTGCAAAAGAAGTCTGGATTACCGAGAGAGGCACTAGCTTTGGTTGTAACACCCTTGTTACAGATTTTACTGGTCTTCAGTATATGTTACACAACTACGATACACCTATTGTATTTGACGTCACCCACTCTGTACAAAAACCAGGTGGATTGGGTAGCTCTAGCGGAGGGAACCGAGATTATGTTCCTGGTTTGGCTCGGGCTGCTGCTGCTCTGGGGGTTAGCAACTTTTTCTTAGAAGTACATCCAGATCCGGACAACGCTCCAAGCGATGGTCCTAATATGTTAAAACTAGAAGACTTTGCAGAAACAATTAGGCAGATATATTTTATTAATCAGACAGTAAAAGGATTTACATAATGAAAGCAGGTAAAGTATGGGGATTGACAGAACAACTAGAAATGAACGGTGTTCTAGAATTTCATAGAATTGAAATGAATAAGGGCGGTGTTTGTTCTAAACATTGTCATGAGTTTAAATGGAATGGTTTCTATGTTGAAGAAGGTAGAATGCTTATTCGTGTATGGCAAAATGATTATGACTTAGTAGATGAAACTATCTTAGAGCCTGGACAATATACCAAAGTCAAACCTGGTGTCTATCACCAATTTGAATGTTTAGAAGACGGTGTTGCTTTTGAATTGTATTGGGCTGAATTTAATCATAATGATATTAAGAGAGAAACTGTAGGTCACGCATGAAAGTAGGATTTACGGCATCTACATTTGATTTGCTTCATGCAGGTCATGTTGCTATGTTACGAGAAGCAAAATCTGTCTGCGATTATTTGATTTGTGGTTTACAAGTTGATCCTACAATAGATCGACCAAAGAAAAATAAACCAGTACAATCTATCGTAGAAAGACAAGCTCAGCTAGCAGCCATAAAATATGTCGATGAGGTAATTATTTATTGTACAGAAGATGATTTATGTGATATAATAAATATGTATCCAATTGATGTACGTATTCTAGGTGAAGAATATCGAGATAAAGATTTTACCGGTAAAGACGAGTGTCGTAAACGTGGAATACAACTTTACTTTAATAAACGAGATCATAGGTTCTCGTCGTCTGATTTGAGAAAGAGAGTAATGAATGCAAGTGACAGCAGTCCGTGATATTCGTCAATTCTTTATTGACGAACTAAAAGACGAAGCTTATACTATTGATAAGACTGGCCAAAAAACTATTGAATTGATTGGTGCTTCTTTTATAGCTGATGAACCAGCAATCTTTGGTACTGTCAACCAAGATTATGTTGATGCAGAAATTACATGGTATAAGTCTATGTCAACTAACATTAATGATATTTATGGAGTAGATGGAAACCCACCAGCTGCTTGGCAATATGCTGCTAATGATAATGGCGAAATTAATTCAAATTATGGTCACCTTGTTTGGTCCGACAAATATTACAATCAGTACGGAAATGTTTTAGATGAACTATTACATAATCCTGATGGACGCCGTGCTTCTATGATTTATAATCGTCCATCTATTTGGATGGAGTATGACGAAAATGGAAAATCGGATTTTATTTGCACTAACGCTGTCACTTACTATATTCGTGATAATATATTACATAGTGTAGTACAAATGCGTTCTAATGATGTTATCTTTGGTTATAAGAATGATTATGCATGGCAACGCTATTTAATGAAAAGTCTGGTTGATGATTATAATGGTTTAAATATGTATGATAAAGGTGATCATATTGAAGAAGGATCTATCACGTGGCAAGTTCAGAACTTACACGTATATGAAAGACATTTTCATTTGGTGAAATAATGAGTAACTTAATTCGAATTACAGATATTATTGAGACTAAATTACGTAAAGAAAAAGAATTAGAGTTTTATCAGAAAGAATTAGAAAAACTTCAAGAGAAAATGTTTTTCATAAGAAAAGATATTGATCTTACAAATTTTATCATTGATATTATTGAAAACGAAAAAGTATATGATATAAAAGCAAATATGATTGAAAGAAAAGATGATGAAACCTTATAATATGAGATATATTGATATCGCGAAAGCAATATCTCAATGGTCAAAAGATCCATCTTCTAAAATCGGAGCAGTAGCCGTTGGTGAAAAAGGACAAATACTTGCTCAAGGTTATAATGGATTTCCACGAGGTATTGCTGATACTCCTGAACGATATAATGATCGAGAAACAAAATATAAATTTGTAGTACATGCAGAAATGAATGTAATTTACAATGCTTCTTATAATGGGGTTTCTCTTGATGGAGCAGATCTATACATTTATGGTTTGCCAACATGTTCTGAATGCGCAAAAGGTATTGTACAAGTAGGTATAAAACGTGTTATAATGCCTAATATGAGATACCCGGAATTTTGGATGAAAAACTGGGAAGAATCTAAAAAAATATATGATGAAGCAGGAGTTGAATATGTCTTTGGTAATTACAAATCCTCTGTCGAACATACCGAAGATCGAGACATCGCATAACTATGGTCATGCTAAAATTTGGGCAGATCAATTAAAAGCCGATATCGATCATAAATGTTCTTCTAATGTAAAGAAATACGATGTTGTTTATATCAATCACGGTGTTAATTTTACTGGTTCTATTAATCTTTTTGGGGGAATTAACAAAGATATTTTTAATCGCGTTAATACGATTATGTCTTGCGATAATTTGGTATCTCTTGATTGGGATATGCCTGATTGGGCTAATAATTTTCGCAAGCGAATCGGCAAAAATTCTACTTATGATGGCGTAACCGAAGAATGGTGTGATAAGGTTCAATCTAAATTCAGTAATATTCCTGTACTCAAACAAGAAGATTTAGAAATGGAAGGTATTACTGTTGGTGATTCTCATACTTTAGCATTTAGTGCAATGACAGATAAAATTTATCGTAAAGATGGATTTACTTTGCATGGAGCACTAAAGATTGGTCTTAAAAATATTTTTAGAGATAAACCAATCGAAGGTAATATTACTTTTTGTTTTGGTTCTATTGATATTCGTCATCACCTTCTTCGTCATGATAATGTTGATTTAAAGGCTATGATTAAAGAGTACGTTAAACAAGCAAAAGAATGTACTGATAATCCAAAGTTTGCTGCTCCTGTTCCAGTAGAATACGAAGGTCGTAAGTTACCAAAAACTGGATATTATAAAGGAACTCCTTTTTATGGATCTCAGCCAGAACGTAAACGTATTACTACCGAGTTTATAGATATTCTTACTGAAGAATCAAACAACAATGTTGTTAAACCGCCAAATTTCTGGTACGATATGGATCCTGAAAAATATGCTCTCAATTTTATGGAGCGTAATTCAAGTGTGCACATTGCACCACCGTTTTATCGTAGAAATGACTTTGGCGTTAATGCGTGGGATTTATAATGGGTTTAACACAAAGAGAAAATTACAAAACTTATACTGAATACTTTTGGCCAAGAGCAAAATGGTTGGAAGAAAATTGTCATATTGGTACCGTCGATCCATTAGGAGAAGAAGCCAATAAAGTAGTAAACGATGAACTAATGCAGAATGGAGTTTATAATTCTGTATCACGTTGGACTGAAGGATTTAATTACGTTCTTGAAGATTTACAGAATAAAGAAAAAAGTCCTCAGTTTCATAAAAGACCTGAGCAAGTTCAACAACGTATCTTAAAATATAAAACTGAAAACTGGGATTTAAAAACCTGGATTTGGTCTTATATGTTTCATCGTGCAACAGGTAGTGCTTTTAGTGGTACATACGATCATGGATACCGAAATAGTATTGTAACTCATTTTGGAAAATATCAGAATATCGATGATATGATTGAGTTAACCCGGGAATGGAAACGTAAAGGTATTCCAATGAATACTTCTGTTGGTAATATTCCACCACATCCTCGTAAAGGTCAAAGCATAGCAGAATATATGTGCACTGATGGAGTTATTCAGGCAGAACGTTGTTCCGAATTTGTCAGTGGTAACACTCCCCGAACTATTAGAGAAACAACCAATTTCTTAAATGAATATCATTTACAAGAAGGTATTAAGCGTTGGAATTTTCCATTTGCTATGACATCGGCAGATATTGCCCATTATCATCCAAATAATGTTGATCCATGGAGCATGCTTATGTGTGGATCAAATGCAAGAGACGGATTGTTCGAATGTTTTGAAAGACCTAAAGGAATGGCATTAGATGATTTTACCGATGCTGGTCTTGTAGAATTATCAGAAAAATTAGGTACAACTCCGGCTCAACATGAAGATACTCTTTGTATCTTTATTCGTTTCCTTGATAATGTTTGTAGAGCTGGTCCATATAAAAATGCAGGCGGATTTAAAAGATTATATACTGGTGGGAAGAAAAAAGATGTTTTAGTAGAAGCACCTATCGTAAATCCAAATGTTCAGAGTTTAGATAAATTTATGGTTTAATATGTTAAAAATTACAATTATAGGTCACGGCTTTGTAGGCAAAGCAATAGATTACGCGTTTCAAGACGATGTAGAAAAGCAAATCATTGATCCTAAGTATGACATTCATTTACATGATGTAAGACTAGCAGCTGATGTTACATTTGTTTGTGTACCAACACCAATGCATGAACATGGACAATGTGATGTAAGTATTCTTGAAGATGTTTTATCTAAAATTACTCAACGAAGAAGCGGACTTATAGTTGTTAAATCTACGGTACCGCCTGATCAAATAGAAAATTTATTCCGTGGTTCTGCTAAACATCGAATAGTTTATAATCCAGAATTCTTGACAGAGAAGAATGCTAACGAAGATATTATAAATCCATTTGTACATATTTTTGGTGGTAATATAGAACAAACAGAAAAGTTAGAAGGCTTTTATAGAGATTACAGTATATGTAAACCTTGTCCGGTATTTCATATGTCACCGACAGATGCAAGCTTTGTAAAATATGGAATCAATACTTTCTTAGCAACTAAGGTAACATTCTTTAACGAGCTTTATGATACAATAAAAGATTTTGGAGGTAATTATGGTCGTATCGCCAACGCAATTGGTACTGATCCAAGAATTGGGCATTCCCATACTCGTGTCCCTGGTTTTGACGGCAAGCGCGGTTTTGGCGGTGCTTGTTTTCCAAAAGATGTTTCGGCGTTCATAAACTTTACTACACATATGCCATTGCTTGAATATGTTATGGATCGCAATAATAAGTATCGATCTGAATATGAAAAAGACGATAGAGAAAAAGAACAAAATATCCAGTATACTATGACTGGTGAAATAGCACATGTGAACGAACGATGAAAATATTCATTACCGGTATTGCAGGATTTATTGGATTTCATTTGGCTCAAGAGCTTCGTGCATATGGCCATGAAGTTTTAGGCTGTGATGATTATAATGGATATTATGATAAGAGTTTAAAGTTAGATAGAGCAAAACATTTAGGACTTGCCGCAATTCCTGTCTTAAATAACGATATTCGAAAATTTAGATCAGGACTTCTAAATGGTGTAGATGTTGTAGTTCATCTTGCGGCTTGGGCCGGAGTAAGAAATTCTTTAGAAAATCCTTATACGTATATAGATAATAATTTAAATGGTACGCAAAATATTATTGATGCCGCAGAAAAATATAATATTCCGGTAGTATATGCTTCTAGCTCAAGCGTTTATGCAGGTCAAGAACCTCCGTTTGTTGAGGATATGCAATTCAAACATCATTTAAATCCTTATGCCTGGACAAAATATTCAAATGAATGTCAATTTAAAAGTAGTAAATTACCTGCGTCAATCGGCTTTAGATTTTTTACAGTGTATGGCCCGTATGGAAGGCCTGACATGGCACTTCATGGATTTACGGACAAGATTGTAAAAGGAGAGCCAATTGATGTTTATGGGCACGGTGACATGTCACGCGATTTTACATATGTACAAGACATCGTAAATGGTGTACAATTACTCATAGATAAAGTTCATAGAATTGATACTCATGAAATCTATAATATTGGTAGTGGAGAAAGTGTTCCACTTATGAAATTTGTTAGTCTGATTGAAGAAAACTTAGGACGTAAAGCTGAGATTAATTTTACAGAAATGCATCCAGCAGATATTCGTCACACATTATCTGATTTAACAAAAATTAAAGAATTAGGTTATAGGCCTATAACTAATATTGAAACCGGTATTACATCTTTTATTTCATGGTACAAACGATATTATAATATAAATTAGGAGACACATATGTCAGTAATGGACAAACTCAAAAAGAACTCTAAGCTTAAAAATACGGAGGTTCTTTCTGAGTCAAAATTCTTTAATGAAAAGGATATGACTCCAACCGATGTGCCTATGATTAATGTAGCGCTATCAGGATCTATTGATGGAGGTTTGGCTCCAGGCCTTACTGTTCTTGCTGGTCCTTCAAAACATTTTAAAACATCTTTTGCTTTGATTATGGCAGCAGCTTATTTAAAACAAAATCCAGATGCTGTTATGTTATTTTATGATTCAGAGTTTGGTTCACCTCAAGCTTACTTCGAACAATTTGAAGTTGATACATCACGAGTACTTCATACTCCGATTACAAATGTCGAAGAATTAAAATTTGATATGATTGCTCAACTTGAGGAAATTGATCGCGATGATAAAGTAATTATTGTTATAGATTCTATCGGTAACTTAGCATCGAAGAAAGAAATGGAAGATGCTTTAAATGAAAAATC